CAAAGCTAGAGGAAATAGATAAAGTGTTAGATGATATTCATTGGTACGATAGGGAGTTATTTAAGTTGTATTATTATGAGGGGAACACATTAGATAGTCTTGCTGCAAAAACAAAGATTAGCCGAAACAGTTTATTCACCACAATAGATAAGGTTAGGGAAATATTAAAAAAAGAATTAAATGAATAAATTTTTTGTTCCAAATGATGTGTATGAAGATAGAATATCTATATGCAGGGAATGTGTTTATTATTTTAAGCCAACAGGAACATGTAAGGACTGTGGTTGTTTCATGAAAATCAAAGCCAGGCTCGCCCCAATGGAATGCAGTCAAAGGAAGTGGCAGAAAACAACTAAGATAGAAACACCTGATGATTTACCACAAGAGATAATAGATGAAATATTAGATATGTGGAAAGATTTAAAAACAGGTAAAGCTAAAAACCAAGCAGCAAAAAAACGAATGATTGAAACATATAATACGATATTTATGACTAATTACAGCCCAAGAACAAATTGTGGCTCATGCCTATCAGCATGTTTTGATGGAATAAAAAAATTATATAAAAAATATACACAATGAAAAAAAAGGAAGAAATACCACATTATTACATAGGTAAAAAGCATAAAATAGAAGCAAGAAAAGTTGTTGAAGATTTTCAAGGTGATAATTATAATTTAGGCACAGCCATTACTTATTTACTAAGGGCGGGTAAAAAAGAAGGCAACCCAATTGAGCAAGATATACGCAAAGCAATAAACCATTTACACTTTGAGCTGGATCGTATTTTTAAAGATAGTGATATAAAAACAGGGGGTTTAGATAGAACAGGATTATAATGGCATTATATAAATGTAAATGTGGGGAACACCAAAAGGAAATACATAAGCAAGTGATTGTTTTTCGTGATGGTGCTTGGGTTACTAAAGGATCAGAATGTCCATGTGGAAAGTTTATGGAAAGCGAACCTGAAGAAGGAATGCCAACTATAAAGAGAACAGAACCTTCTTTAAGCAAAAAGAAAAGAGGTGATTATTTGTGGGATAGTGCAAGAGAAAAATTAATTGGTGAGAGAGGTATAAATGAAGACTTTTAAATAAATAACAAAAATTTCTATTATATATTATGAAAGAACAAGTAAGCATAAGCAAAATAAAAGGGAATCCTAATAATCCAAGAGTTATCAAGAACGATAAGTTTAAAAAATTAGTTCAATCAATTAAAGATTTTCCTGAGATGTTAGAGTTAAGACCAATAGTTGTTGATGAAAATATGATGGTACTTGGGGGTAACATGAGATTAAGAGCAAGTAAAGAAGCTGGTTTAACAGAAGTATGGATAGATGTTGCAACAGGATTATCAGAAGAACAGAAGCAGGAGTTTGTAGTAAAAGATAATGTAGGTTTTGGTGATTGGGAATGGGATATGTTAGCAAACGAATGGGATAGTAAAAAGCTTAATGAGTGGGGATTGGATGTGTGGTTAACTGAAGATGATATAGAAGAAATAAAAAATCCTGAAAATTCAGAAAGTGAGAACCCTTTTGCAAATGAGATTGATTCAGAGTGTAATTATATTATATTAAAATTTACAAAGGATATTGATTGGATATATGCAAACAGTCTGTTTAAGTTGGAAAAGGTTGTTGCAAGAAATCAAGCAGGTAAGCATTTTCGTACAGGTGTAGGTAGGGTTTTAGATGGGATTAGTGCAATAAAAACAATGCGTAATGAAAGTTAAATTTTTTGCTCCATCATATAAAAGACCTGAGAAAAGTACAACGCAAAAAAAATATCCTCTTGTTAAATTGGTTGTAAAAGAAAGTGAAGCAGATGATTATATAAAAAATGGAAATGATATTGTTGTTTGCCCTGATAATGTGCAGGGAAATTTGTGCAGGGTAAGGAATTGGATACTTGATAATCTTTATGATGATGCAGATTGTATTGTTATTATAGATGATGATTGTAAATATATAGGAAGATGGGAAAATCAAAAAAGAATAAAGTTTGATCAGGATCAACTAGAAAAGTTTTGCATAATGAACACTATTCTTGCTAAAGAGCTGGATTTTAAGTTTTGGGGATGCAATATAATAGAAGATAAAAAAGCATATAAAGAGTATATCCCCATTAGCTTTCTTTCGTATATAGGAGGACCCTTTCAGGCGCATCTTAAAAACAGCAGAATAAGATATGATGAAAGCTTACCATTAAAAGAAGATTATGATTTAACATTACAGCACATACAAAAGCATGGGGGTTGTTTGAGGGTTAACTATGCTCACTATATGGTTAAACAAGCTGAACAGATTGGAGGGTGTTCTACGTATAGAAATTCAGAAACGGAAAAACAACAATTCTTTGCGCTTCAAAAGAAATGGGGTAAGGATGTGATTAGGCGTGATAAAAACAGTAAAAGGGGATTTGATTTTAATCCTGTATTAAAGGTACCAATAAAAGGAATGTAATGGACAAAAGTAGACACATAAAAAAGGAATCAATGTTACAGGCTTTAGAAAAGAGCTTGGGGGTTGTAACAGTTGCATGTAAACAAGCGGATGTTCCTAGAAGCACATATTATAAATGGTTAAAGGAAGATGAAGATTTTGCTAAAGCAGTTAAGGATATTGAGAACATAGCTCTTGATTTTGGAGAAAGTCAGTTGCATTCTCAGATGCGAGATGGTAGCACATCAGCTACAATATTCTTTTTAAAAACAAAAGGAAAGAAAAGAGGTTATGTAGAGAAGAGTGAATTAGATATTACATCTGATAACGAACCTATCAAAATTAACATCAATCTTGGAGATTAATCCTGAATTTACTAAAACACAAAAAGAGTGTTTAAGATATTTGTTTGATAACAAAACAAAAGAAGTATTATTTGGAGGAGCAGCAGGTGGTGGTAAGTCTTGGGTGGGTGTAAGCTACTTAATACTAATGGCTACTCAGTATCCTAAGACTAGATATTTAATGGGGAGGTCTAAATTGGATGCATTAAAGAAAACAACACTAAACACTTTCTTTGAGGTTTGTACAGCTTGGAAACTAAAAGCAATAGAGCATTACACTTTTAACGGATCAAGTAATGTGATAACCTTTTACAATGGATCAGAGATAATACTAAAAGATTTGTTTTTATATCCATCAGATAGAAACTTTGATAGCTTAGGTTCGTTAGAGATTACATCAGCTTTTATTGATGAAGCAAATCAAATAACAGAAAAAGCAAAGAACGTAGTTGCTTCAAGATTAAGATACAAGCTAGATGAAAATGGATTAATTCCTAAAATGCTAATGACTTGCAACCCAGCAAAGAATTGGGTGTACACAGAATATTACAGACCAGCAAAAGATAATTCAATAAAACCTTATAGAAAGTTTATACAAAGTTTAGTGGGTGATAATACTTATATATCTAAGCATTATGAGAAACAGCTATTTGAATTAGATGAACTGAGCAAACAAAGATTATTATATGGTAATTGGGAATATGATGCAACAGATGATAGCTTAATAGATTATAACTCAATTATAAGTTTGTTCAACCAGCAAGGTGTAGATGGTGAAAAGTATATAACATGTGATGTGGCTCGTTTTGGTAGTGATAAGACAGTTATAATGCTTTGGCAGGGGTTACACCTTAGACATATAAGAACGTTGCTTAAATCGGCTGTAAATGATGTTGTGGATGAAGTAAAGAAGCTACAACAAGAGAACCAAGTTAATTTAAGAAATATAATAGTTGATGAAGATGGAGTGGGTGGTGGTGTTAAAGATTATTTAAGGTGCAAGGGGTTTGTAAACAATGCAAGGCCTTTGAAGAATGAGAACTATCAAAACTTAAAAACACAATGCTATTATAAGTTAGCTGATCTAATTAATAAGGGTCAAATAGGAATAAGCTGCTCAGATGTTAATGTTAAACAACAAATAATAGAAGAATGCGAACAAGTTAGAACTAAAGATGCTGATAAAGATAATAAATTACAGGTCATTCCAAAAGATACAGTAAAAGCTATATTAGGTAGATCACCTGATTATTCAGATGCTTTAGCTATGAGAATGTTTTATGAAGTGGATAGTAATTTTGGAAAGTATTTTGTGCAATAAAAAAGAGGGCAGCCAAATTGACTAACCCCCCTTTTTATAACTAAAATGAAACAAACCGCGGCAAATATAAAAATTTTAAACTAAATAACAACTTTTTCTATTATATAATATATGAAAGTAAAAATTAAGCAGGATGGTGAAGTAAAGGAATTTAAATTAATTAGCAGTTGGTCAGATGTTACTCTAGAAACTTGGGCTAAACTAATTGGATTCCAAAAAGAAATAAAGACAAAAGAAGCGCTAGAAACTATAAAAGCACTATCTACAATTCCGAGAAAGCTGATCAAAAAGCTGGAAATAAAAGATATTGCAATTATATTAGAAAGAATAAGTGATGCGCAAAAGGGAGCAGAAAGTTCTTTGAGAAAGATAATTGAAGTGGATGGAAAAGAGTATGGATTTCATCCTGATTTAGATTCAATTACTCTTGGTGAATATGCAGACATAGAAACGTTCATTAAGAATGGAGTTGATAAGAACATGGCTGAATTGATGGCGGTATTGTATAGACCCATTGTAGAAAAGAAGAACAATATTTATACCATTGAAGCTTATGATGGTAATATAAGTATAAGGGCGGAAGAAATGAAGAAGATGAAAGCAGAGCAAGTGCAAGGAGCCTTGCGGTTTTTTTTTGCTTTAGGGAAAGAATTGCTAGAGATTTTGCCATTATTTTTAATGGAACGAATGAAGGAGATGGAGATGGAATTGCCTCCGAATCTTTTGCAGAAAAGTGGGGATGGTTCGGAGTGATGTATAGATTAACAAAAGGTGAAATAGTAAACTTAGAAAGAATAACAAACCTTAACCTACTAGAATGTTTAACGTGGTTAAGTTATGAAACGGATTTAAGTACACAAAATAAAGTAAAACATGGCGGTAAGCAATAAGACATATAACAATGTTACAAACACATTAATAAGGATTGGTCAGTATCATGATCAAATATCAACAGTATCAGTTGGTGATATATATGATATTAATTTAGAAAAGCTGGAGAAATTTGTGTTAATGCACATCAACCCACTTAATGTAGAAACAGGGGATAGTGAGTTAATATACAACTATCAGATTTTTATTTGTGATTTAGTTTCTGAGAAAAAAGATTGGCAAACCAAACAACATGCTGATTTAACTAAGTTAGTAGATATGAAGAACAATGAGCAAGAAGTGTTCAATCAAACATTAGAAATATGTACTGATATTATTGGTATGTTAAGACATAGTGCAAGACAATCACTAGCAGGAACTAATGATATTAACAGTCCTTTGTACTTTACAGAAGATCAGTTTACAATAGAGCCATTTACAGAAAGATTTGATAATGCTCTATGTGGTTGGACGTTTCAAATAGGAATTAAAGTAATGAACGATTTTGATGCTTGTATAATACCAGCAACAGATTCAGGAGCAGGGTACTAATGTGGAAAAGATTAAAAAAAATAAACGTTATAAAAATAGGGAAAGTAGAAATACAAATAATCCCACCAACTATTAGAATAAGATTATAATGGAAGAAACTTTACGAATGGTTGAAAATTACGGATTGAGTGTAGTGCTTTTAATGGGCGCATGTTACGCTTTGTATAAATTTTTCTTCTTTAGCATTAGAGAGGTGAAAGATACATTTTCAAAACATCATGAAACTAATGCAAATAATATGAACGAATTAAAAGAAAAAATAAACACAATATTAACACTATTAAATAATAAAAAATAAAATGGCAGATTTAACAACAACAATTTCGGACAGTGTCGCTTTGAATGGACAAACTAGAGGCAGCGCAAATAGTACAACGCAAACAGGGATTACTGATGTATATGAAAGAATAGTTTCATGCGCCCATTCTAATACTACAACTGTGGCAGTTTTTGCAGCAAGTCCTCATGCTTCAGCAGGTAATGTTACAATAGATGTAGACAGAACTAAATATATTAGGGTGACAAATCTTAGCGAAACGGAAAACATAGAGGTTGCTTTTGTAGGTTCGGCTACACTTTATCAAGTTAAGCTAAGACCAGAATATTCACACGTTCTAAGTGAGGGTGCAGAAATCTTATTAGCAGAAGCTGATACAACCCCTAGTTTTGGAACAATGGAATCTCTTGCGAATATACAGGTCAGACCTGTTGGTTCAGCAGATGTTCAGGTTGAAGTGTTCGTTGCTCTTGTATAATGAAAACTAAAAACATAGAAAGATACTTGGAAAGCTTTGGTAGACAGGTAGTCAATCGAGCTAAAGGGAATATTCAAAAAGCAAAAGGGGGTGGTACCGCTTTGGAAAGCTCTATATATTTCAAAATTAAAAATACTCCAACAGGATATTCAGTAGACTTCTATATGGCAGATTATGGTCAGTATGTAGATAAAGGGGTTTCAGGAACAAAAGTAAGAAGGAGTTTTAAAAACTATAAAAGTAAGGTAATACCAACCCCTTACAAATACACCAATAAGCAACCCCCTAGTAGGGTGTTAGATAAGTGGATAGTAAAAAAAGGTATAGCACCTAGAGATGAAAAAGGTAGATTTATGTCAAGAAAAAGCATATCATTTTTAATTGCTAGAAGTATATTTAAAAAAGGTATACAAGGGATTAGCTTCTTTCAAAAACCTTTAGCATTAGGATTAAAGCAATTTGGTAATGAGCTTTTAGGTGGTGTAAAAGAAGATATTATAAACGGATTAAAAACACAAAAAATAACAGTTAAATAATGGCAACATCATTCAAACAACGACCTTTATATGGTAATGAAACAAATTGGCCTTCTCAAAATATTTATGAAGGAGTGATGCCTGTAGGTCAACCTATAATCTTCACATTGGCAAATAGCTCTGTGGTTAGTAATAATTATAATGTAAAATTTGTAGCAGAAGTTTCTGTTAGACGAAGCGGAAAAATATCAGATGCAGATTTAACTGCTGGAACTTATAATATAGGTACATTTAAAACAACACCAAATGACAAGGGAAATGGTATTTTTGATTTTAGATCTATTTTAGAATCTTACGTTTCATCAGATAATCAAGGGAGTTCACAAACAATAACAGGAGGCTCTTACAGTAAGTTTAAAGGAGTTAATTATAGTTCTGATACACCGCACCCAATTCATGTAATTGATAGATTTTGTCAAACAAGAAATGGAACTAAATGGATAAAAATTAGGTTTTATATTGAGGGTTCAACAACGGCAACAGGAGCCGTTATAGAAATAGCTAATACAGAATTAAACTCAATTAATATGCTAATTACAGATGGTGTGTTGCAACATAATGATTACATAAAAAGAGAAGCTGGGAACTATGGTTATGACATGGGGTATTATGGGAAAAATTTCTATCCTAATTTTAACAGTAAATTCATAACTAATGCCCCTACAACTTTATATGCTAACAAAGAAGATTATGGAACATTAGCTTTTTATCAATATCCTAATGGCAGTTATTACGTAAATTATATAACTTTTAATTGGTATGATTCTTCAGGGTCTCTCTTAGGAACTAAGCAGTTGAATGTTAATTGGACTAATGGTAGTGGATCCAGTTCTTCTGATAATGCAGCAACTAAGATTAATTATTTTGGTGCTTATCCAGGAAATTTGAGAAATTGGGTCACTGCATTTGAAAGTGATATTGATGATATAAGTTATTATACAATTCAAGCTAATAATACTTCTGCTGGATCTCCAGGAAAAATGTACACTGTTTATATTAATTGTCCTGATCTAAGAGGTTATGAGAGTGTAAGATTGTGTTGGTTAAATCAGTGGGGTGTATGGGATTATTATACTTTTACAAAAAAATCTGTTAAATCAAGCACAACCAATAGAACTACTTATACTCAAAGTACAGGTACTTGGAATGAAAGTACATTCGATATTTATGGATACAAGGGAGGGCGTAAAAACTTCAGAGTAAATTCAACAGAAAGATTTCAGATTAATACAGATTTTATTACTGAAAAAGAAGGAAGAATGTTTCAAGATTTGATTGCTAGCCCTGAAGTTTATAAGCTAAATGGATTTGATAGTTCTGATACAGCTCCACATGATACAATAACAGGAAGATATGTAGAGCCTGTTTTGATGACTACTTCTAATTATATAGAAAAAACAATAGCCAACGATAAGTTAATTCAATATACTTTTGAACTAGAAAGAAATAAAACACAAAGAACACAAACAGTATAATGAGTGTACAATTAGCCATATTTCCGCAAACCCACACTAGAAACTCCATGTTGGTAGATGGTCAAGATTTTGTTGGCGTTCCTGGTGCTAGTAATGTAGATAGTTCGGCAACTACGGGTGTGACAGTTAATATTGTGAATGCTCAATACCCTTCAATTCCTAACCAATGGTATAAATTTAGATGGATTGTAAACGGAACTCCAGCCGTTGCCACATCTTCAACAGGATCATTAACATTAAATGCGGTAACATCAAGTTCTCTGGGTACACGTTGCGGTATTTATCAACAGCTTTCAGGATTAATACCAGGTGCGCAATATACAGTGACAGCTAATTATGCCTCTGCTCCTGGATATATATATTTTTTACAAGCAGACACAACCACACTGCATTCATGGGTTTCTTATGCAACAGATACAACCACTTCATTTACATGGAGTTTTACAGCACAAGCTCAGAATGATATTCTTTTTGTGCAGTATCAAAACAATACTAATTCTAATTTAGTCATTTCTAAAGTTACAGTAAACACTTCTGCTCCTGATGAATTTGAAGGGCAAGTTATTGTAGATTTATATGAAGATGAAGAAATACCGCTAACATTAAGTGTAGATGATTTTAAAAATGTAGCAGAAAAGATTCAATCATATTCTAAAGATTTTAATTTACCAGCCACTAAAAGAAACAACCAGCTATTTAGTCATATATTTGAAATAACAAGAAGTGTTCACCATCCTTATGAGTTTAATCCTTACATTAAAACTAGAGCAGTATTAAAGCAAGATGGAATTATTTTATTTGATGGTATTCTTAAATTGATAAACATAGAAGATCGTGATGGTGAAATAAGCTACAACGTAAACTTATTTGCAGAAACAATAGCTTTAGCTGATGTATTAAAAAACAGGGCTTTTGATTACATTGATTTTTCTGAATTAGCACATGAATATAATATAACAAACATTAAGAATAGTTGGGATGATGATGTTGGTTTACCATTAGATCAACCATTAAATACTTCATCTAGTTATGCTTACGATTCAAGTATTGGTGCTAACAATACAAATGTTTTAAAATACCCTTTTGTAGATTGGACTGGTCAGATACTATATGCAAACGGATCAACAGGTTCATCTGCAACACTAGGAATGCCTGAGTTAACAAGTTTAGAACAAGCATTTAGACCTTGGATAAAAATAAAATACTTAATAGATCGAATATTTAGCGAGGCAGAATTTACATATTCTTCAAACTTTTTTGATAGTTCAGATTTTGGTAAGTTATATATGGATTTCAATTGGGGTGGTGATAGAATGCCAACAACATTAGATAAAAGTGTGTATAATTCTTCACAGGGTGCAGCTCCACAAGTTTTAGTTTCAACTACTGCTGAACCTATTAAGTTTTATGCTCCTGGTACTTACGGAATAGCTACATCATCTCAATTACCGCCTGATTATAATACTTCAGGGGCAAATCAATATTCTATTGTTAGCACATCAGACAATCAGCTATATAATGTAGATTACAAAATCAGATTTAGACCTACTATCGGCGCTTCTGCTGACGGGTATTTTGCTTGGGAATATTATGATGCTTCAGCAGGTACAACAACTTATATTGATGAGCTTTATGAATACAGCATCCAATTTTATTCCAATTGGAATTATGAAGGACAATTTTATATAACATTAGATACAGGTGATAAGCTAACACCTATTCAGCAAGATATAGGGATAGGAAATTATCTTAAAACATATCCTGGAGGAACAGCTATATTTACTGTATCAACAGTTGAAGTTACATCTTCAATTTTAAACACATTACGAGGTCAGTTAAATCAATGGGAATTTTTTAAGGGTATTTTAACTATGTTTAATTTAATCACATTAAAAGATGAAGCAATTCCTGGAAATATTATAATAGAGCCTTATAAAGATATATTTCTAAACAGCAGCAAAGGAACAAGCTTAAGTGCAAGAGGGATTCAGCATGATTGGACTGATAAAATAGATGAAAAAGATATTAAGCTAACTCCTTTAAATGATTTAAAAAAGAAAACTATATTTAAGTATGCAGAAGATGATGCAGATTTTATGTTTAATATATACAAAAAATCTACTAGAGGTCATTTATACGGAAGCAAAATTTTTGATGCAACTCAATTTACTTTATTAGAAGGAGAAGAAGAAATAGTAGCAGAACCTTTTGCAGCTACTGTATCTAAACCGTTATGGACAGCATTCCCTGAATTAGTTGTTCCTACTATTTATACAGCAGATAGTAATGGTGTAACAAGTGCATTTGATAATGCCCCAAGAATATTATATCAACTAACTGATGAAGCGGATACAATGGGAACTACTAGCTATTATATACCTGCACAAAATGGAGTTTCAGCAGAGCAGTCTTTTAAAAGATTCACATTTGCGCATTTAACAACAATACCAACTGTTGTGAGTACACCTCCAGCAGCATCAGATACAGTAGATTTTAATTTTGGCGAATGTCAGTTGATACAGCCAATAGGTCAGCCTGTACCTAATAACTTATTTAACACATATTGGTTCCCTTATTATAATCAGCTTTACAATCCTGATACTAAAGTGATGCAGATAAAAGTAAATTTGCAGCCAGGTGATATTGCATCATTTAAATTCTCAGACAATGTGATGATTAAGAACAGAGCATATAGAGTGAATAGAATTGATTACAAACCAAAAGATTTATCAACAGTTGAATTTATATTAATAGTATAATGCAATTTAGAACAGGATTATCGGTTAAACCGAAAGAAATACAAAGAAATGGATTAGTTATCTTTACAGATGGCACCAATGATGTGACTCCTAATCAAGCAGATTGTGAGGCTTATGGATATACGTATAATGAAGAAACTCAAACGTGTCAAGCGTTTCATTATTCACCTACAACTGAAGAAGGAGTTAGAAACACCACAAATGTAATAAGAGGGCAAAATAATTTTACAGAAAAAGGAACTAGAAATACTTTTATATTAGGTCAAAACAACACAACAAAAGGTGATAACAAAGATAGTATAATAGTTGGTGATAATAATGAAATTGCTCTTGGGGTAAACAATGCAACAGTTTTAGGATCGTATGGTGTAGCACAAAGAGATGGAGAAATAGTTTTTGGAGGTGGTGGATTTAATGGTGCAGGTAAAGGGTATGGACAAAGCTCTATAATATCTTTATCAGGAACAACTACTAATGCAACTCCTACTAAGTTAAAAGTAAGCAATAGCAGTTCAACTGAAGTTATTGCTAGAGCATCTACAAGTTCTTTTCAAGGTTTTGAAGCAAAGCTAATTGGAGTTAGAACAGGTGGAACAGCAGGTGGTAGTGTAGATGATAGGGTGTTTATTAATGTAGCTGGATTGGCTCATGAACGTGCAGTAGATCAGACTAAAACAACTCTAGGATCACATGGAACAGTTACAGGATGGACAGGAGACGTGATTTTTACAGCACCTAATGATATGTTTTTTGCAGTTACAGGAGCAGCTAATATGAATATAAGTTGGAGTTGTACGCTTCACCTTTATGAAATGAAAGTATAAAACAAAATAAAATGGCAGATAAAACAATACTAGAAGCAGAAGTAAAAACAAATATAAAAAGCGTTACTAAAGATGTAAAAAGTTTAGATAAGGCAACGGATCAAGCTGGACAAGGATTTAAAACGCTAGGTTCTACAATTAAAGGAATGGGTACTGCATTAAAGAGTGCTGGTATTGGATTGGTTGTGGCACTGATAGCCAAGTTATTTGAAGTATTTTCAAAAAATCAAAAAGTTATAGATGCTTTTAATACAGCTATGACCGCATTAGATATTGTGTTTAATGATTTATTTAATGTTATAAGTGATACTGCTGGAGATATAGTAGGGTGGTTTAAAGAGTTGTTTGAAGACCCGCAGCAAAAAATAGCAGATTTGGGTCAATCTATAAAAAATGGTATTATAGATAGATTTAATCAGATGCTTGAAGTTATGGGTTATCTTGGTGAAGCAGTTAATTATTTATTTGAAGGTGAATTCACAAAAGCCGCCAAAACGGCAGCAAAGGCACAAGTGGAATTTTATGATGTTTTAACAGGAACAGATAAATCAATTGAAAAAATAACTAAAAAAGTTGTAAATTATACTAAAGAAACATACAACAATGCTAAAGCAGTAACAGAATCAGGTAAAGCGGCAGATAAGGCAGCAGTAGAATTTGCTAAACTTAATGCAATTAAATTACAAGAAGCTGAAGTTCTCAGACAAGTGAGAGATGATGAAACTAAAACTTTTGCAGAAAGAATACAAGCTAACAAAGATTTAGATAAAGTATTAGCAGAGCAACAAGCACTACAAAGGGCGCAGTTAAATATTATGGAGGAAGCTGCACAAAAGCAATATAATATCAACCAATCTGATGAAAATTGGATAGCACTGCAAGAAACTAAAGTGGCTCAATTAGAGCTAGAAGAAACAATAACAGGTCAACTATCAGAACAAAAAACAAATCAAGTAGCTTTAGAAAAAGAACTATTAGAAACACAAAACGAATTAAGAGCTGAAGGATTATCAGGTATTGAAAGGGAGTTAGAAGAATTAGAAGCCTCGTATAAATTAAAGTTAGATATGGCTAGAAAATCGGGAATGGATACAACAGCTATAACTAAACAATTTGAACAACAAAAAGCAGCAGTTGTGGCAACAGGAGTTGAACAGCAATTAGGTGCTTATTCTAATTTAGCTGGAGCATTACAACAGTTAGCAGGAGAAAATAAAGCATTAGCAATAGCACAAGCTATTATGGATACTTATGCAGCAGCTAATAAGGCACTAGCAAATGTGGCAGGAAATCCTTGGGCTATGGTAGAAGTGGCAGCAATTATAGCCACAGGTTTAGCTAATGTTCAGAAAATAATGGATACTGAAATTCCTGGTGAAGGGGGTGGAGGTGGTGGATCAGTACCATCAGCAGGAGCATCTCAAACTCCAGCACCACAAATGATGGGTGGAACGTTTGAACTAGCAGGGGGTCAAGCTCCTGAACCTGTTCAAGCATACGTTGTTTCTGATGATATAACAAATAATCAAGATAAACTAGCAGCAATTAGAAGAAGAGCTACAATTTAAAAATCAAATAAATATTAATTTAATCTATTATATAATATGCCTTGCAAAAAATGTGAAAACGGAAAATATAAATGGGGTAATACAGGAGAATGTAAATACGCCACTAAAGAAGAATGTGAAAAGTCTAATCCAAAAAAATATAGTAAAATGAGACCAACACCACTAGGGAAAAAGACGTATGAAGAATACGAAAAAGAATTAAAAGAATTTAATTTAAGTTCACAAAGGGTTGAGTTAGGTGTTATAGATGACCTAAAAAAAGATGTAGAAAGAGCAAGAAAACAAGTAGAGGATGCGGAAAGATTACATAAGGCAGCCGAAAAAGATGAGGCTGAAATAAATAAATTGGCTAGTGAATATATTGCCTTAGAAGCAAAAGCAGACAAAATGCGAAAAGAAACTCGTGACCTTATAAAATTCGGTAAAGAGAACATAAAAGAAGCAAAGTCGTTATTATCAAAAAGCAAAAAAACTGCTTCAACAATAGAGCAACAACTAAAAGAATTAGGATTAGATAGAAAAGTAATATCAAAAGAATTAAGTGAAATAGATAAGTTAAACTCTACATTAAAATCATTAGACTTTGCTTTTCTTGATGACTTACCATTTTAAAATAATATTATGAAAGAAACTAAAATAGTAGAATTAGTAATACAAGATGATAATGAAGAACTAGCAATTGACGCTATTAGCTTAGTATCTGCACCTGCAATAGAGCAAGACTTTGTGTTTTTTGGTAAAGAGAAAAACAACTTAACGTTTGCAAAGGTAGATGAAGAAAAGCGCATGTTAGTTAGCCCTGCTTTAATACCTAATAAGCAGATATTTAGATACGACCCAAATACTGATTCAGAGTATTATGTTTACTTTAGCCCTGAGACGGTTAGAAAGGCTTCTGAACTTTATTTAAAACATAACAATCACCATAAAGCAACTTATGAACATCAAGATAGAGTATCAGGTGTTTTAACAGTTGAATCTTGGATAAAGGAAGGTGATAGTGATAAATCTAAAATGTACGGCTATGACTTACCAAATGGCACATGGTTCGTTAAAATGAAGATAGAAAACCAAGAGCTTTGGAATAAGATAAAAGATGGAGAACTTAAAGGGCTTTCAATAGAGGGCTACTTTACTAATAAATTTGAAGCTATGCAAAGACAAAAACCGACAACAGAACAAATACTATCAGCACTTAATGAGATAATACAAGAATCTAAAACTGAACTAAAAGCAGAAAAGTTTGAGTTGGGTTTAGCTGATGACTTAGAAAAATTAGCTGATAAATTTAGAAAATTGGCAAATCAAGAAACTGCTTCAACAAAGAAAATTTTTAATGCTGAATCAGAATTATCAGAAATAGCGAAAGGAATGGAAGATGCCGTTCAAAAAAGTAGTAGTATTTATTCTAAATTAGAAAAAGAAGCAAAGGAATTAGGAGTAAATGTAAACGAAATTCCATCAGTTAAAAAAGCAGCTAGATTATTAGAAGGTGCTGATATTGTTAAAAGAATCAAATCAAATTTGAGTAAATTAAACGGAATAAAGTAAAAATCAAATAAATAAATAACTATTCTATTATATTAAAAAAGAACCTATGGACATTAAAGAACAAATATTAGTAGCTCTTGGCTTAAGTAAAGCTAAAGAAGAAATTAAATTAGAATGGCAGGCGAAATCCGAAGATGGTACGATCTTTGTTTCTACTGCTGAAGAATTAGAATCAGGTGTTGATATTTCTGTTTTAACAGAAGATGGCACGACAATACCTTTACCAATCGGAACATATAAGACCGATACAGGCGTTAGCTTCAGAGTAGAAGAAGAAGGCGTTGTTGGTGAAGTTATCGAATCTGAAACTGAAGAAAAAGAAGAAGCTTCAGAAGAAGTTAAAGAAGAAGAATTAGCTGAAGAAGATAAAGATGATTATGATGAAGAAGCAGCAGTTTATGACTGGGAGGGCATGGAAAAAAGAATCAAGAACCTAGAAGACGCAGTTGCTGATTTAAAAAGAGATAAAGTTGGTGGTGATGATTCAGAAGAAGTAGAAATGACAGAAGAAACTACTGAAGAAGTATCTGATACTCCAAAAACAGTTACTACTAAAACAACTGAAGTAGTAGAATTTTCAGCAGAAGAAGAAGTAGAAAAATTAAAAGCTGAAAACGAAAAACTTAAAACTGAATTAGCTTCAAGCCCTGCTGATTCACCAATAAACATTAATAAATTTAGCTCAGAAAGACCTACATTATCTAGAAAAGATTATAGTAAACTTTCTAAACATGAGAAATTTTTATACAACTTAAATAAATTATAAATTAATAAATAACCAAAAAAACAAAAAATTATGGCATTTACTACAACGAGCAACTTTGCGGGGAAGGCGGCGGGATTTTATATTGCGGCAGCCCTAAAAGAAGCTAAATCATTGGACTATTTAACAATGATCGAAAACATTAAGTACAAGAGTAACATCCAACGTATGGCGGGATCAGGCATGATTGCTGACGCTACGTGTGACTTTAATGATGCAGGAACTCTTGCCCTGACAGAAAAAGTTTTAGAACCTAAGAACCTACAAATAAATATTGATTTATGTAAGAGTACCCTTCTTGATTCTTGGGAAGCCCTTCAAATGAGAGCAGGAGCAGGCGCTCCACCTCCAGCATCTTTTGAGGATTATGTAATTTCTTACTTAGGTGAGATTATTGCTAATGGTACTGAAGAAAGCATTTGGGAAGGTACAGCAGTAGCAGGTAAATTCAAGGGATTCTTAGGAGCTGCAACAGGGTACTTATTACCAGGTGTTGATGCAACTGTAATTCAGTCATCAGCTTCAGGCGCTTACACGGCAGCAAACATTATTGCTAACTTACAAACTTTAACGGCTGACATGGCTGCTAATGTTTCTCCAATATTAAGAAAAGAGGATTTACATATTTACATGAATCCTAAAACTTACGCATTCTACATTTCAGCAGTATCGACTTTAGGATATGTAAACGCTTACAACATGAACGGAGATTATGAGCCTGTATTTGAAGGCTACAAAATTGCCGTTTGTCCAGGCATGGCAGACAACCAGCTAGTTGCAGCAGAAAAGTCAAACATGTTCTTTGGAACTGACCTTTTAAGTGACGCTACTAGAATATCTATGTTAGACATGGCTAACCTTGACGGCAGTGACAACATGAGAGTTGTTGCAAGATATTCAGCAGGTGTTCAAACAGGAGTTGGAGCTGATATTGTTAGACAATCATAAATAACTTAATTAATAGAAGCAGGGGTGTAAAAACCCTTGCTCCTTTAACCTTTAAAATCAACGACTTATGGCATGCACGGCACTTACGCGCGGTAGAGGACTCGACTGTAATCGTATATCAGGAGGAGTAAAAAAAATATTCTTCTCAGTATATGATAAAGATGTTTCTTATACTTATGACGCAACACACCCTTTAGAAATTGATGCGATTGATTGGGATGGTAGCACTATTTATGAATACGTTATGCCTTTGGGCGTAGCTAGTATTACTGACACTATTACAGGCTCTAGAGAAAATGGCACAATCTTTTACACACCTACTGTTAATATTATATTAAACAGATTAACTAAAGAGGATCAAAACGAAATAAAATTATTGGCAAAAAGTAAAGTAAGAATTTTTGCTCAATTAAATCAACAACTAGCTAATGGACATGATGTATTTATTGCATTAGGAATGGCTAATGGTATGGAACTAAACTCTGGTACTATGGATACAGGCGCTGGATTCGGCGACAGAAACGGTTACACATTGACGTTTGAGGGCATGGAAGCATTACCTTTTGCTATGTTAGAAGACTATACTACTACGCCTTGGGATCAAAGTGGTTTTATTAATGAGGCGGGAACATTCCCTACAACTTCTTAATCTACTTAGTTTTTTCATATATATTTCAGATTAGGGTGGCTTTATTGCCACCTTTTTCTTTTATAAGCAAATAAAAACAGGGTTTTTCTATTATATAATATATGATACAAGCAACAACTAAAACAGATTTAACTTTTTATTTGCAAACTGAAGATAATAGAATTGATACTTCTGTTGATTCAAGCAAGATAAGGCATTTAGTGAAGTTCACTAATGATATGGATAAATCAGTTCAGTATGCTTATTCATCAGTGCATTTAATATATGAAAGATACACAAAATTTGTGTTTACATATAATGCAACTCCTGATGTTTATACAGGTGATATTGATTTGTTACCTGCTGGATATTGGAAATATGAAGTGTTTGAAGTTAGTTGGACAGGTGCAGTAGCAATTAGTGTGGGTAATGCTCCTGTAACAGAAGATGATGTATTACCTGTGGGACCCACTCATGGTGTTGTGCAGGGATTAGTAACAAAAGGAAAAATGTATGTTGCTGAAAAAGATGGAACGCAACAAGTGACATATACACAAAGAGAAGAACCAAGTGGAACGAATTATATATATTACGGACAATAAATAAAATAAAATGGCAATAGAAAATGTACAACAACTCTTAACTGAGCAATTAGGTAAAAACGGCAGCACTGAAGTGTTTACAACAGCAGCACAAACTAGCAAAGATTGGTATTGTGTTTACTTTCCTGTTGAAAGCGTAGTATCTGCAATAACAGTAGCAGATGCAACAGGTGAATCAGCTTTACAAACAACACTACCTGCTGGCACAACTCTTCTGATGAATATTACGGCAATAACACTAACGAGTGGAATTGGAATAGGTTATCACGAAGGAGTAACAACATAAGATATGGTAAAATTAGGATTAGGATTTAGTTTAGCTTCAATTAAACCAATGGGCGCTTGGAGTCCTACTGATGAAACTAAGCTAGAGGCTTGGTATAAAAAAGGTGCTGGTATTGTGCTAAATGGTAGTGATGTAAGCACATGGAGGGATCAATCTTCTAATAGTAGGGATATGGTACAAGCAACAGCATCTGAGCAACCTGCTTATGACGCTAGTGGTGAATATTTAGATTTTGTTGCTGCTGACAAACAAAACCTACAAACAACCAGCCAAATGTCTTTACCAGCAAACTTTACAATAGGAATAAAATTTTACGCTGGTGCATATAACAATGTTCTTGTTGGAGACAACACAACTGCAAATGAGTTTTTTAAACTTACATCAGACACTAGATTAGCAGTAAAAATTGATGGAACTACTAGAAACCTGGATTTAGATAGCGGAACATTTGGAAATGGATATATAGTAGTTACTAGAAGCTCAAACACTTTGACTTTATGGCATAACGGGGTTGAACAAAGTACAGGGAGTGGAACTCTAGCAGGAACTTCAGATATTGATGCAATAGGTGTAAGAAAAACAGATGTTAATGCGTATCAAGGAAAAATGTATGAAATTCAGATATTTGCTGCCTCTAACCCTACTTTAACTGCTAATGTGAATAATCATTTATCAAAACTATAATAAAACTATGAAAAAAATTATATGTAAATTTATCTGCAAAATAACTTTCAACAAAATTTGCTTCAATTGGTGTGAAACAAAATGTTGTAGAAAATAAATTAAGAAAACATGAAAGATAATATTTTAAGTATAAATCTAGAAACTCAAACAGCTCCAATAATTCAAGAAGTTCGTGGCAAAGATTATATCGAATACGGAACAGAAGATTGGAAAAACCTCTATCCTCAGTTTCTCATAGATTTATATTATAACAGTTCGACCCATGCCGCTATTATCAATCAGACGGCAGAAATGATTGCTGGCGAGGATTTGATTGTGGATGATGATGGTGATACTAATTTAGATTCTTATGTTAAGCTTAAAAAGTTTTTAAGACATCCTAATAGTAAAGAATCATTACATCAAGTAATTAAAAAAGTTGCTTTTGATTTTAAACTTCAGGGGGCTTACGCCTTACACATTATTTGGAACCGAGAAAGAACTGAAATTGCTGAATTGTATCACGTGCCTGTTGAAAGGGTAAGGGCAGGTAGACCAAACGAAATGGGGCAAGTTGATACTTATTTTATTAGTGCAGATTGGTCAAACACTAGAATACACAAGCCTTATCCAATTTCAGCATTTAACAGAAATGATAGAACTGCTACAAGTCAATTACTATATACAGGTTCTTATTCTCCAAATATGGATGTTTATCACACACCTGATTATTTGGCAGCTAATAATTGGGCTTTAATAGATCAAAGAGTTGCCGAATTTCATCTATCCAATATAGACAATGGCTTCTCGGGATCTTACTTCATTAGTTTCGCCAATGGTGTGCCAACACAAGAAGAAAGATTTCAAATAGAACAAAGCTTAAAAGATAAATTCGTGGGCGCAAAAAATAGCGGTAAGTTCATACTTACGTTCAGTGACGATCGAACAAGAACACCTGAGATAACACCAATTAGTGTTTCTGATGCCGACAAGCAATATTTAGCATTACAAGAACTGCTAGTTCAAAATATTTTAACAGGGCATAGAGTTACTTCTCCAATGCTAATGGGTATCAAGAATGATACAGGATTAGGATCAAATGTAGATGAACTTAATGCTGCTGCAAATTTTTATTTAAATACTGTTGTTAAACCATTTCAACTACACATAGAAAATACACTGCAAACAATATTTGATGTAAACAATATGGATTTACCGATCAAATTTGTACAATTAAAACCAATTACCGTAGAATTTACATCTGAAGATTTAAAAGCAGTAATGACAGAAGATGAAATAAGAGAAGAAGTTGGATTGGCTCCGTTGACAGATGTAGAGGTTAGAGAAGATTTTAGCAAAGTAGGTATGATTGATGGAAAGCCTGTTTTTAGCACAATAGAAGAGGCTGAAGCTCATGCAAAGACTTTGGGGTGTACGGGGTACCATGAGCATGAATATGAGGGCAGAACGGCCTACATGGCTTGTGAGGGTCATGAAGAAGCAACTGAGCTTTCTAAATTTATTGCAGAATATGGTGAAGATATTCCTGAAGATTGGGAATTAGTTGATGAAGAAAAAATCGGTGAAGAACATGAAGATTTTGATTTTGAAGCAGTTTTAAATGATGTAGCTGGTGAAAAAATAGAGTTAGCATCAACAGGAAAAGCTTTGCCTGGAAGGAAATCTGAGCAAGATGGTATTTCTAAAAAAACATCTGATTATTTTAGAGTGCGTTATGTATATGCTGAAGATCCTTTTTTAGTAAATAAAACAGGACAAAACAGAAAGTTTTGCCGTCAAATGATGGGTGCTAAAAAAATGTATAGAAAGGAAGATATAATAAGCATGTCAAATAAAGTTGTTAATGATTATTACTATTCAAAAAATCAAAAAAAGAATATTGGATGGGGACCTAAAGGAGCTTTAAAATATTCTATATGGCTTTATAAGGGTGGTGGCAACTGCCAACATTTTTGGCTCCGCCAGATTTATAAAACAACACTAGGGCAATCAAGAACAACTAAGATTGAAGATGCTGATTTGATAGGATACACTAAAGCAAAAAGTGAGGGGTTTACTGCTGAAAAAAATAGTCCTTTAGTAAACAAACCACCAAAAAGAATGAAGAACAAAGGATTTTTAAAACCAAGATAACTATGGCATACGTATTATTCATATCAGAAGAAAAATTAAAAGATTCAACAGCAATAAATCTTAATGTTGATGTCAATCTTTTGTTGCCTTATGTACGACAAGCACAAAAGCTATATGTAGAAACTAAGCTAGGAACTGAGTTAAATCAAAAATTAAAAGATTTAATTGTAGCTGGTACTATTGGAAATGTAGGTAATGAAGCATATAAAACTTTATTAGATGATTACATTGGCGACATGTTACCGAATTGGGCATTTTACCATGCCATACCCTTCCTTAGATTTAAAATCGAGAACGGCAATATATATTCCAAAACTTCAGAAACAGGAACTGCTTTAAGTACAGAAGAAGCACAACATTTAAGAGAAGAAGTTAGAAATACGGCAGAATATTATACGGAAAGACTAATAGACTATATAAGAAACAATACAGCTAGTTTTCCTGAATATTCAACAAACAGTGGTGCCGATGTTAATCCTGATCAAAATGCGTACTACAATGGCATGAACCTTGAAAGACCAATGCAGCAAGGAACTAAATTAACTTTAAGAAACTTTTTAAATCCGAGTGATTATAGCTAATGAAGAAATATTATAAAACAAAAAAAATAAACATAACAAAGCTGAAATCCTATTTGGATACAAAGCCTAAATCAAATACAAATGAAAGAAGTGCAAGACACAATACAAGTAGGGCTGGCAAATAGTACAGCTATCGGAATATCTTTAGTTGAGGCAAACGAAATACTAACCTTTGTTTCACTAACTTTAGCTATCGTATTTACTATTTATAAATTTTTTAAATACGCAAAAAAGTAATGGCAAAAAAGAGAAAACTAAATAGCACTAATCCTAAGTACAACCAAAACCAAAATAATGTGGTTAAAATGCGTAAAGAGTTGGTTCAAGAAATTAAAGGCTGCAAAATCTACAAAAGCTATATCATCTGATTTGAGCAAAATCAATCTTTTAATTATTAGGGATACGTTTACAGAAAATTCAACAATGGGTGAATTGTTCTTAAATGGAGAACGTATGTGTGATACATTAGAACTGCCATGGAAAGATAATCAAAGAAGTATATCCTGCATACCAGCAGGAGAATATCCTGTGAGGATAAGAGTTGCACGTGAAAGTGCATCAAGGAAATATGTTCACTTATTAGTTCAGGAGGTAAAAGACCGCTCGTATATACTATTTCATAGGGGAAATACCGCTAAAGACACACGTGGTTGTATCCTAGTAGGACTAGGAAGCCAACAGGACATTGTTCATAACTCTACGTTAGCAATGGATTTACTTATGAAAGAAATTATAAATTTGGGTGGTGAAAATATTAATTTAATAATCAAAAATAAATAACATGAAAAATTTCATTTTAACACAATTACTAAGTTCAAAAAAAGTATGGTTAGGTATTAGCTCAATTGTTATACCTATGGTTGCTTCGTGGTTAGGTGTAGACGAAGATTCAGTTTCTAAAATTTGGTATTCACTTCTAGCTATGTTACTAGGACAATCAGCAGCAGATTTTGGAAAATCAAAAAAATAATAGATTTAGATTAAAACCCCACGAGATAGCCGCTCTAAAAAAGATGCGTGAGAATGATGTGCGTAACATTCTTTGTATAGGCGATTTACATGAGCCATTTTGTTTAGACGGTTATCTTGAATGGTGTTTAGAGCAGTACGAAAACTACAACTGCAACCACGTTATCTTTATTGGCGATATACTTGATAATCATGCCTTTAGCTACCATGAATCAGACCCTGATGGGATGTCTGCTGGTTATGAATTAGAAAAAACAATAGAGAAAGTTTCATATTGGTATAAAGCATTTGAGGATGTTCCTGTTGATGTATGTATTGGAAACCATGATAGAATGGCTTCACGTAAGGCAATGACAGGGGGAATACCTAGTGCTTGGATCAAGTCTTATAACGAAGTATTGGGAACTCCAAATTGGAATTGGGTGGAAAGCGTTACATATGATGGTGTATTGTATGAACATGGTGAAGGAGCACAAGCTCAGACCAAAGCAAAAAATAATCTAATGTCTAGTGTGTGTGGGCATACACATACTGAGGCTTATTGTAAATGGTTTGTAGGAAAAAGATTTAAAGTCTTTGGCATGCAAATCGGATGTGGCGTGGATGCTGACACTTACGCCTCTGCATATGCTCGTAATTTTAAACGCCAAGCAATTGGATGTGCTGTTGTATTAAATGACGGAACACTACCTATCAACCTCCTAATGGATTTATAATGGATACACACGATAAAGCAACTTTACGCTTATTTATACTGTATTTTGGCTTGATGTTAGCCATTTTCTTACTTTCTTAATACTAACCCACTAGAAAGCATACACAATCTCTTATCTAGTAAAACGGTTGTTAACACTAATTTTGTTAATAACTTTGTGAATCATTGTGTGAATATCATTTAATTTTTATATCTTTGTACCATATTAATTATAAAAAAACTAAAATGAAAAACAAATTTAATATCGGTCAATCAGTTACTTTTAAGACAAAAATTTTTGGTCAAGAAAAAACTAAAACTAATACAATAAAATATATTGAAGAAATAAACGGAGAAATTGTTTATTTTATATCAGGAATAGGACAATCATTAGGTATAAGTCTGAATGGAAAAGAAGATTGTTTTGAAATAAGAGAGAAAAACATTATTAACTAAAAAAGCTAAAATGAAAATTACTAAAAACAAAGATTCAAAATTTTTAAACGAGTATTATTATAAAACTGAAAAGAAATCTAATGATGATATTGAGGTTTTTGTGTGTGAAGATACTTGTTATTTACACTTTATTAATATGAAAACAAATAAAACTATTCATATTATAACTAACACTAATTATTAATTATAAAAAAAACTAAAATGAAAATCACAAACAAAAAAACAGGTCATAGCTTTAACCTAAACCCAAAAGAAGCTGCTAATTTCTTCTATGTTAAAAACAGTAGAGGGGAATACATTAACACATCTGATGATTATATTATACAGGATGATGATAAATTTATGGATAATATAAGGTTTTCACTTCTTTGTATTGGATTGGTAGCTTTATTTGTTGGATCAATTTTGTTACACATTAACTTAAACTACTAATTATGAAACTAGAATGCGATACTTTTTATTTTTATCCTAATGGAGAATATAGGGATTCACATAAATGGAATGGTGAATTTAGTCGATTCAATTCAAACCCTGTTCCTGTAAGTACAGCTATCAGAATATTTGGAACTAGAAAACAAATATCAGAAGCGCTTGATAAATACTGTGATGAAACAGGATTAAATCTTGATGAATCTTATGATTTTGAGGATAAAGAAACATTAAAAAAATACAAACAATATTATAAAAACAAAGCACTAATAATAAATTTAAGATAATGGAAAAAGATATAATACATAAAGCTATGCACAGTATAAACACATTTCAATGTTGTGATGGAGAAATATACCTAAGAGGTTTAGATGAATATGGGAATGATTTTCAAGTTTGCTTTGATGCATATAATTTTTTAGAGTGGATTAATACTGAGCAGATTGGTTATATAAAAGAGCAAATAATTAAACATGTTGAAAGTAAATAAATTTTTATACTTTTGACCAACTAATAACTAAAACGAAACAAATGAAAACAGAAAAAATTAAGGAAAAATATCTTCACTATGGATTAGAAAAAGAAGATATATTTAAACATCAACACTATTTGATCATCACTAGAAGTGGCGTAGAAAAAATTGCTGCTATTGAACAAATAAAATTAGATTACTACATAGAGAAATGCGAGAAAGATTTTTGTGTAATTAAAGCATACGCTACAAAAGGTAAAACATCCATACAAACGTATGGTTCTGCACTTAAAGGTGATTTTAAAAGCGGAACAACCAATTCCTGGTATGTTGTTGAAATGGCAGAAAAGAGGGCTATGAGCAGGGCGGTACTCAAATTAACAGGTTTTTATGAGCTTGGAGTGTTTGGTGAAGATGAATCAGAAGAATTTAAACGAAAATAATATAGATTGTGAGAGGGTTGGTATTAAACAATTTATTAACCAGCAGTTATACTTTGCAAATGTACCGCTTCCCTTTCACTTTCTTTTTTACTAACTAAAACATAAACTATGGAAAATTACATCCCAAAAAACAGTATTAACACACCTGAAGATAATAGAGAAAAGCTTGAACATTTTAAAAAAGAAAATCAAAGAGTGAGAGAAAATAATATGAAATTAAAACTACAAGTAATTGAAACAAAACTAAAATTACAAAAGATTTTAAACATAATAAAAAAGTAAGCATGGAAAAGTATAGAGTAAGAAACAAAAAAAGAATAAACTATAATGGAGGGTTTACAATAACAAAATCATGGTTTGAGTGTGGAATACATAAATGCAAAGCAGTAAATGATTTAAATGAAGAATATACATTTAACATCAGAGATTTAGAAGAAATTAAAACAAAGTCAAATAAATAAAAAACAAAAAAATGGAAATTACAGGAAAATTAAAGAAAAAACTAGAATTAGAAAAAGGAGTATCTAAAGCAGGTAAGGAGTGGCAAAAGCAATCAGTTGTTATTGATACAGGGTCAGAGTTTAACAACTTGGTGGTTGTAAGTGCTTTTGGAGATAAAGTATTAAAAATGAATAAGTTAAATGAGGGAATGGATGTTTCAATTCTTTGTAATGTTTATTCAAGAGAATATAATGGAAAATATTATCATAATATAGATGGGTACCATTTTGTAGATAAAAGTAATACTAACCAAGCTGATGAAGATTTTGAAGCTGATATGCCATTTTAATCATGACAGAAGAATTGAATTTTAAAGCAATCTGCAATTTAACTACTAGGACTCTGGGAATGCCAGAAGGTGCGCTATCATTAAAAAGCAGAAAAAGACCATTACAGATAGCTAGATCAGTTGCAGCATATATTGGTCTAACTGAAGAAAATATCCATAGAACTGTTATTGCTAAAGAGTTAAATCGTGATAGGAGTTTAATGTATCATTATGAAAATAAACATAAACATATTTATAGAAGTTGTGAAAAATATCGTAATACTTTTAATAAAGTTTATAAGGTTTATAAAGATATAGATAATGAAAAGGAGATATTTATTAGAGGTGATCACATGAAAAGACATCTTTTGAAAAGCGGTGTTAGTGAGGTTAAAAACCCTGATGTGTTTATTGAAGTTAAAAGCGGTGAAGCTAGATGCACTTTAAATACTTCATACTTTAAATTTTCAGAACAATTAGAAATTGTTAAGTTTGCAATGGAAAAATATCATTACACAATAAAACTTATATAATGCAAAAACCTAATTATTATGCGGTTATTCCTGCTGAAGTAAGATACAGCAAAAAGCTAACACCTAATGCTAAACTTCTTTATGCAGAAATAACTGCTTTGTGTAATATGAATGGAAAATGTACAGCATCCACACAATACTTTTGTAAGTTATATGAAGTAAGTAGATCATCTATTCAAAATTGGTTAAAACTTTTAGAAGATAATAAGTATATTGTTAGAGATGTAAAATATAAACAAGGTAGTAGAGAAATTGAGTCTAGGTCAATCAGATTGGTGGACAACCCTATGCTAAAAATATCAACAGATAATACTAATATAAATATAACTAATACTAATCTTACAGATGGTAATAAGAAGAAGCGTTTTAAAAAACCAACTTTAGATGAAGTTAAAGATTATTGTATATTGCGCAAGAATAATATAGATGCTGAAGCATTTATTGATTTTTATGAAAGCAAGGGGTGGAAAATAGGAAAAGAAATAATGAAGGATTGGAAAGCAGCAGTTAGAACTTGGGAAAGAAGAAATAAAGAAAAAGTAACAATGTCCAAGCTAGATTCACAAATAAATGCTTGGCAAGAAGCAAAAAAACTATTATGAAATCACTTAAACAAGAAAATTTACAAGAACTATCAGAAAAGGTTTTAGACCTTTTAGCTAAGACCTCTGTTGAGATAGGACACAACACCGATCCTCAAACATTGGCTAGTCTTAGTAAGATATTTGCAGAAGATTTAATTAATGAAAAAAGGTTTGGAAATATGACGTTCAACCAAGTGCAAGATGCCTTTCATCAAGGTGTCCGTTTTGGCAAGGATGAACCTTTTTTAAATATTAGAACATTTTATAAATGGGTATATGCCCACAAAAAAGTAATCGACAACGCATGGTATGAAGTAAAAACATTAGGGAAAGACCCTAAGAAAGTATTATTTTATCAAGAACCTTTAAAACTATTAAAATGAAACAGAAAGAAGAAACAGCCCCATTAGGAATGTTACAAATGGCATTAAGTATTAATAGATCTAATTTAGAAAAGATTTATTGGATGGAAGAATTTATAAATTATATAGAAAAAAAGAATATAAAACTATATAAAGAAGCTAGAAAATTTGCAGATGATTTAGAAGCAAATGATTATTTTACAGAAGAAGAAAAGAAAAAATGGGGAATGAAATGAAAACATCAATCGTAGGCTGGGTATTTTTTACCGCAATTGTAATGTGGTTAATAAGAAGAATCAGAGAATAACTAAAATTAACTAAAATGAAAGATAAAACAAAAGATATAGTAAAAGAACTATTAATTAACAAACCTCATTTAAGAGATAGTGATCCAAAACTTATAGCTACTTATTGGTATAATGAATTAAAAAAGAAACAAATAAATCCTTATAAACTAAGTGGTTATGAATTTATGCAGTTATTTGCTAACAGTAAATTAACCAATATAAAAACCATTGAAAGAATGCGTAGAAAATTACAGGAAGAACATCCAGAATTAAGGGGTAAAATATACAGTATGCGCAAAGGAGCTATTCAAGATGATTGGAAAAGAGAACTTGGATATGAAGTCAATAAGTAAGCTCAAAAAAGAATTAGATAAATGGTTTAGCCTTTACATAAGGCTTAAAGATGCAACAGATGAAGGGTTGGTACAGTGCATAACTTCAGGCAGGGTGTATCACTATAAAAAAATTCATGCAGGCCATTTTATGTCAAGAAGACATTTAGCAACAAGATGGTGTGAGATTAATGTTGCCCCACAATCAGCAGCAGATAATTTATTTGGTCAAGGAGAACAATACAAATTCGGATTAGCTTTAGATCAAAAACATGGTGAAGGTACAGCAGAACAAATGCAAGTTAAAGCAAGAACAACAATTAAAATGTCTAGAGTTGATTATCAAGATAAAATAAGTTATTACAAATCGGCTGTTGAAAACTTAAAAAAAGAAAAAGGGATTGAGTAAACTTTTCTGTTAAATTTGGCATATGACAAAGCCAATATATTCAAGCCATGAACATCAGTCAATAGTTGATATTTATGTTAGAATGTGTTTAGAGTTTGCAGAAGAAGTCAGTTCCAAAACAAAATACGAAAATTATTTAGATGTTGTCAATGTAATATTTGAATACAGCAATGGATACGGCAAAGGAGTTAGAGAGAATAATTTTTATGATTGGATTATGATCATACCTATTAACTTATCAGTTGCAACAAATGGTTTTTTTGCAGCGTTAGAAACAAAAAAGAATGCAGCAGTTATAAGAGCTTATAAAGTGGTATTACAAGAAATGTTACATCAAACAGTTGATAAACTAGATTTAATTAATCCAGAAAATGAATAAGATTTATCAGGAGATATCAAAGCTTACTGATTTTTTTAGAGAAATGTCTTATGGTATTACAACAGATGAAAACAAAATCCACGAAGCCGTACAAGAATTAATGTTATATTTCTTGCAGATGAATCCAACAACATTATCTTCAATTTGGGAAAAAGATGGGATTCTGGGTATTAAAAAATATGGAGCTGTTGCATTAAGAAGAGCATTAACAAGTACAAGAAGTAATTTTTATTATAAGTATGAAAAGTATTATACACATATTGACAGTTCTAGTTACAATTGTAGTACAACTTTTAGTAATGATGATGTGGCACATAATATTGCTAATAATAAACATATATCTAATATTGCAGAAGAAGAAGTAGCTAAACAATGGACAAGGCTAGAAAAAATTGACCAAGCCTTAGATGACATTTATTGGTATGATAGGGAATTATTTAAGCTCTATTATTATGAAGGCAATACATTAGATAGTCTTGCTGCAAAAACTAAGATAAGTAGAAATAGTTTATTTACAACAATAGATAAAGTAAGAACATTATTAAGAAAAGAATTAAATGAAAATTAAAACAAAGAGTAGAGCTAAGATGTATGATCCCAAAAAAAAACATTCATTTGTTATGATGTTTGGATTTGATTACCCTGAAAAAGTAGCACCTAGAAACAAGCATTATGAATAGATTTTTTGTTCCAAATGATGTGTATGAGGATAGAATGTCTATCTGTCGAGAATGTGTTTATTATTTTAAACCAACAGGAACATGTAAGGACTGTGGTTGTTTCATGAAAATTAAAGCCAGGCTCGCTCCAATGGAATGTAGTCAAAGGAAGTGGCAGAAAACAACTAAGATAGAAACACCTGATGATTTACCACAAGAAATAATAGATGAAATATTAGATATGTGGAAAGATTTAAAAACAGGAAAAGCTAAAAACATAGAAGCAAAAAAACGCATGATAGAAACCTATAATACAATATTTATGACTAGTTACAGCCCAAGAACAAATTGTGGATCATGTATAGCAACATGCTTTGATGGAATAAAAAAACTATATAAAAAATACAGCCAATGAGTTATTTAGCACATTTAAAAAGAACAAAGATGCATCATTCAGAAAGATGGATAGTTAAATATAACAATGAAGGATTAGTTAGAGAAGTGAAGTTAATCTATTCACCTGAAGAATATAGAAAAAGCAAAAAAGCTAGAACATTAAATACACAACAAGGATTAATAAAAATTTTAGAAAATGACAAAGAAAGAAGATTACAAAAAACATCCTGAACCACATTATTATTCAGGGAAATTATATGGCTATTCAGCTAGGAACATTATAGAGGATTTTCAGCTTGGATATAATACAGGCACAGCAGTATCTTATTTATTAAGAGCAGGGAATAAGGAGGGAAACCCAGCAGAGCAAGATATACAGAAAGCTATTAATCATTTACATTTTGAATTAGATAGATTGTATAGGGAAAGTGAAACAAGAACAGGAGGGTTAGATAGAACAGGTTTATAATGGCACTATATAAATGCAAATGTGGTGAGCACGAAAAAGAGATAAGAAAGCAAATAATTGTTTTGCGTGATAATGAATGGGTAACTAAAGGATCAGAATGCCCATGTGGTTTATATATGAAAACTGAACCAGTAGAGGGATTCCCACAATTAAAAAGAACAGAAGAATCATTAAGTAAAAAGAAAAGAGGTGATTATCTTTGGGATGGTGCTAAAGAGAAACTGCTTGGAGAAAGAGGAATTAATGAGGATTTCTAAATAAATAACAAAAAATTCTATTATATATTATGAAAGAACAAGTAAGCATAAGTAAAATAAAAGGGAATCCTAACAACCCTAGAATTATTAAGAACGATAAATTCCAAAAATTAGTTCAATCAATTAAAGATTTTCCTGAGATGTTAGAGCTAAGACCAATAGTAGTTGATGAAAATATGATGGTGCTTGGGGGGAACATGAGATTAAGAGCAAGTAGAGAAGCTGGTTTAAAAGAAGTTTGGATAGATGTTGCAAAAGGATTATCAGAAGAACAAAAAGAAGAGTTTGTGGTAAAGGATAATGTAGGTTTTGGAGAATGGGATTGGGATATTATAGCAAACGAATGGGAAAGCTCTAAGCTAAAAGAGTGGGGTGTTGATCTACCTATACTAGATGAAAGATTAGAAGTTATAAGTGGTGAAAAACCTGAGATAGAAATAACAGAAGAAGTATTAGAAGAACATAATTACATAGTATTTACTTTTGATAATAAATTAGATTGGCAGGTTATGAAGGATATATTTGATATAAAAACTGTTTACAAAAAGAATAAAGCGTTTGAAAGATTAGGAGTTGGTAGAGTGAGAAAAGGTACTGAGCTTATAGAGAAATTAAACAAATGAAGTTTACAGTATATATCCCAAGCAAAGGTAGAGCAGGTAGAGTAACTACAAGCGAGTTGTTTCATGAATCAGTAATAGTTTGTCCTAATTCTGAGGTAGATGATTATAAAAAATATCATGATAAGGTTTTAGGAGTTGATGATAGTGTTAAAGGAATTACATCAACTAGAAACTGGATATTAAACAATACAGAAGATGAATGGCATATTCAGGTGGATGATGATGCTCTAAGTTTTCATTCTTTTGAAAATGGTAAAAAAGAAAGGTTTATAAGTAAAGATAGAATACATCAAATACTAGAGAATCAATTTTATCTATGTGATGGTTGGGGATTTAAAGTGTGGGGATTAGCGTTGGTTGATGATTATAAGTTCTATGATGAATTTAAACCATTTACTACACAAAGCGTAATAGGAGCTAATATTATAGGTATCATAAAGAATGATTTAAGATTTGATGAAAGGTTAAGAGTTAAAGAAGA